TTCGTGGTATGTCTTTTGATGACGCCATCATCATTGTGGATGAAATGCAGAACATGACCTTTGAAGAAATTGATACAGTTATGACACGTGTTGGTTATCGTTCTAAAATTATTTGGTGTGGCGATTATCGTCAGACAGATTTAAATAAGAAAAAGAATGATGTGTCTGGTATTTTAAAGTTTTTTGACATTGCATATCATATGAAAGCATTTACCAAGATTGAGTTTGATGTGGATGATATTGTTCGAAGTAGTTTGGTCAAAGACTACATTGTAGCTAAATTAAAGTATGAAGATATTACCTGAGGTTTATTATGTTTTTCTTTAAAAGAAATAAGATTCATTTAGATTGTTTTACACCATTTAAACATGTGTATGAATATACACCAATTGAAAAAGCAACGAAGTTTTTACCTGATTGGTGGAAAAAAACCGAAAAAGGTGGTACAATCAAAACTTGTAGCGGTATTATAGACTTCCACAAAGAATCCATTAGTTTGAATATGTGGTGTGATTTGTCAGTATCAATGAGTTTTTTTGAACCACAAAAATTTCCAACAAATCGTTGCATCTTTTCTGATAAAGTTACTGTGGCTACACTACATGATAGAAAACAATATAGTCATTTTATTGATGCTGAATATACACACATGAAGATAAATTCACCATGGGCATTTAAAACAAAAGAAAATATAAATTGGGTTTGGGTTTCAAACACTTGGCAAAAAAATTTAAACGACAATTTTACAGTTTTAAATGGTGTTGTAAATTATCATCATGTATCTGCAACACACGTAAACATAATCATCAAATGCGAAAAAAATAAAACGAAAGATTTTATTATAGAACACAACACACCTTTGGTGAATATTTTTCCTATGTCTGAAAAAGAAGTTGTTATACACAACCATTTAATTGATGAGAAAAAGTTTGCGGAAATGATAACGTTTCGACAATTAAAGTTCAATAATTCATATCCTTATCAAGTAAAATTAAAAGAAAAGAGTGGTTGTCCATTCCACAGATAATATGTTTACCTTTTGCCCACCAAAACAAATTGATGATTTGAAATCCGAAACTTTTCCTGACGGGAAAAGATACTATACTTTACAGGATGGCACTCGTTTACCATCTGTTACAACTGTTATTGGTGCAAAGAAAAAAGAAGCAATCATGGCTTGGCGCAAACGTGTAGGTGAAGAAACGGCAAACAAAATATCAAAACAAGCCACATCACGTGGTACCAATGTGCATACGTTGTGTGAAAGATATATTCGTAATGAACCATTAGGTCAAATTATGCCAGATGCGTTGGAAATGTTCAAGAGCATCAAGCCTTACCTACATAAAATAAATAATATACACTATCAAGAGCAGGCACTATGGTCTAAAAACATACAGATGGCTGGTCGTGTTGATTTAATTGCGGAATGGGAAGGTAAACTTTCTGTAATTGATTTCAAAACATCCAAGAAAATTAAGTATGCAGAGGACATTCAGGATTATTTTGCCCAATGTACCGCATATTCATGTATGTACGAAGAATTGGTTGGTAATCCAATCGACCAGATTGTTGTTTTGATGGCTGTAGAAAATGAAAGCCCTTTGGTTTTCATTGAAAAAACAGGGGATCACCTAAATAATTTGATTGAACACATCAAGTTCTATAAAGAAAACAAATAATTGGGTGTGTATAAATATCTAATCTAACATAATTATTTAAAAAAATGCCTTTACCATCATCAGGTACAATAACAATCGGTCAAATTGCTGCTCAATTCAGTTCTGTAGCTAGCGGTTATTCATTGAGTTCTTACAACGGTGTCACTTGGTGGCTGGGTGGCGGTCCAGATGACGGTACATTAAATGGAACATTCGGCCGACCAACATCAATGTCTGCGTTTTATAACAAACAAGGTAACCAACCAGGTCCATGGATGGTCTGGATGGCTATCGGTGGTGGTGGCGGTGGAGGTGGAGGTTCTAACCCTTCATTTCCGGGGACCCCAAGAGGCGGCGGTGCCGGCGGCGGTACATATCCAGTAGCACCAGCAGGAACATTTAAAAGATGGGCATTTGGTACCGCTAGCGTCACCGTTGGAGCCGGCGGCACAGGAGGAACCTCAGCTTCAGGAGGATCAAACGGATCAGCTGGAGGTTCAACGAGTGTCACCATTGCAGGATCAACATACACAGCTCCCGGCGGAAACGGCAATAACGGTTCGGCCGGCGGCACAACACCACCTGGCGCATATTCTGGTGGCGCAGCGGGTCCATACGGAGGCGGCGGTGGTGGAAGCGCAGTTGCCAACGGCAGCGCCGGCGGACCCGGCAGTTCAGGATACGCCGGCGGACCTGGCGCAGCCGGTATTAGTTCTTGGTCGAATTTCTCAAGTAGTTTCCCCGGTTTTACAAATTTCGGCGGCGGCGGCGGAGGAAACTCATCAGTCAACGGAAACAATACGCCCTACCAAGGTGGATACAGCGGCACACCAAGTCCAATCTATGATAAGGGCCGAGGTGGATGGTCAGGTCAAGACCAGTACGGTTATATAACATATTCCAGCACTCAAGTCACAACAGACGTTATTGGTGCGGGCGGCGGCGCAGATACTACTCTTGGCAATCACGTAGGTGGAACTGGCGGTCCAGGAGGCGTTGTCATTTCTGTCGCTTCAACTGCTGGTGGACTAAATTATGATGGAAACTATTTTGGTTTCGTTTATGGTTCAAACACTTATTACGTATTACAATCAAGCGGAACAGTAACAACACATTTTAAACCAACAGGAACTGTAGCATCTACAAGCGCTGGCATGAACGGTTCAAACGGTTATGTTGGCGGCAAACCAAGTTTCACTAATACAAACGGAACAACTTTCACCGGATCGTTTGTGTATCAAGGTGCTAACGGCAGTTGGTCTGTTATATTGCCTAGAAATACTGACACCGGTTCAGGATTTAGTGGTAACCAAGTTGTTGGTGTGCATCCAAGTAGTAACTGGTCAACCGCTGAATTGGCTGAACTTGGAATTACCAGTCCCGCTTATGGTTCAAGATACCAACTTAAATATTTTGGTGTTAACCAAGATCGTGGAACAGTTATGTCATACGGAAAAATGACAAGAACTGCATATCTTGCTGCTAAGGCTGCAGGTGGAGGAAACGTTGCAATATCTGTTTTCAATAACTTCCAATCTGGCGGTAACTTTGACGGCAACTATCAAGGCGGCAACGCACTTATTCCTTGTGTTCTTTGGTCACACCATCAACCCGGCGGTCGTGGTTATGCTAACTGGTATTATTTGAATCCGGATGATCGAACACTTGATCAAACATGGAAAACAGGAGCAGATACACTTTGGCCAAATTTCACAAGTGGATATGCATGGTCTTGTCCTGGTACTCGTCAAGGTGCAAACGGACAACCTTTGTTACCGATTTTGAGTGGTTATGCATGGACAATTGGCACAGACGATATTGTTTTCCCAGTTTGTGATGACCAGAACGCTGGTGGTTCAAGTAACATGTATATAAGATGTAACGTTTTCTAATTTTATATTTTTGTTATTTAAAAATGATGTATTATTATTGTTCCGATGGAACAAAATTTGATTCAAAAATAGAAGCAGTAGAACATAGTAATAAAAACAAAGTTCAATTAAATTTTTATTACTATGATCACATCTATGAAAAATTAGATTGGACAATAGAACCGCCACATTCACTAGATTATTACTATCTAGAGCAAGCCAAAAGAATCCGTGACGCATATGATTATGTCATATTGTGTTATAGTGGTGGTTATGATTCGACCAACATACTTGAAACATTTCATTTCAATAATATCAAATTAGATAAGATTGTATCTGTTGGTGCGTTTGACCAAGATACGATCAAATTATCTGATGAAAATCACAACGGTGAAATTTACCATAATGTGATTCCATATGTAAAACAGTTAGGACTTGGAGACATATTACAGGTCATCGATTATACAAAGCTGTTCGACAACACCAAAAACTTTTCTATACTAAATCAAAACCAAAATTGGATCGATTTGTGTGGTGCATGGTTTAGTCCACACAATTGGTTTTGGTATGACATAGAAAAGTTTGTTGTGCCTGAGGAATATAAAAACAAAAAAGTTGCCATAATATTTGGTAAAGATAAACCTACTTTGTTTTTTTCTCAAAACGGTGCAACATTACCGGATGGAAAAATAGAATTAAATGCATTTTGTTTTAGAGATACCCCAGTACTATCTTATGCTTCCACGGAATACAAAAGAAAGCTTCACGGCAACATCAAAAGAATAGATTTTTATTGGGATCCTGAATTTCCAAATATTTTGTTAAAACAGTTGCATGTTTTGTATAGATATCATAAAATTACATATGAACATTCCTACAAAAAAGAAGAAGGTGTACAGAAGCTTGGAGATAAATCAATCAACGCTTTGATATATAATTTACGCAAACCAATACTTTTTAAATCTCCTAAAAGTGGTGCGTTTAGTTTAAGTTTAAGAGATAATTTCTTAAAAGAAAAAACAAATAACGACATACATGAAATGCATCAAAAAGGTATATGGGAACTTCGTTATAGAATTGGGATGGATGAACCTATTCCAATACAATCCAAATATTATAGTATAACAAAATGACAAAGAATAATTGGTTCTCAACCAATCTTAAAGACAGAACAACAACAAACTTTTGCGATTTTGAAATACGAATATCGCCCTATGAATTCAATCACGATTCTTTTATCAACCAAGCCAAAAGAGTGGCACATGAGTTGGCAGAAAAACATGATGACCTCTATGTTTGTTATAGTGGTGGATTAGATTCAGAATTTGTATTGAAAACCTTTTATGATGAAGGTTTGCCAATTACACCGATATTAATAGATACACCTTATAATCAATTTGAATCTGAATGGGCATACAATTTTTGTAAAGAAAAAGGAATAAAACCAGAAGTTTTAACTTTTTCTAAAAATGAAATTATAGATAGACTGAAACAAAAAACAATAGATAGAAATTTGTTTTCTTTACTCGGTGGTCTTCCTTTGATTGTGTGTGATGAGGTGAATAAACAATCAGGTAAAATTATAACTGGTTATGGAGATCCATTTGTTGTTCAAGATGGAAATATTCAAGATGAAATGATACTGGATAGATTACAGTTTTGTGAATGGGACTACTATCTTGATGATTATGACAACACACATCCTTCTGGTTTTTTTACCTATGATATAGGATTGTTTTTTGCACTTATATGTGAAATAGATATGTTTTGTCCTTCACAACAAGCCAAAACAAAATTATATGAATTGCCATATAGAATCAAAATGTTTTGGAAAAAAGAATTCTATGAAACTTTTCATGAAATGAAGTTGAACATTGAAACGCCTTACTGTTTTATGGAAAAATCCGATTTGATTTCAAACTTAAATCAATTTATAAAATGATCTATGTATTTTATTTTTTCTTGTGGACTTTCGTGCTTTATTGGATACATCGTGCAACTCATAAGATTAAATTCGTCAACAGATACCACTCTAAACACCATTCGTTTATCAATAAAAATATAAGATTGGGCAATCAAAATAAATGGCATTGGAACAATCTTTTTTTGTTCAATGATGATCTGGAAAGCACGATTGATTTGTGGATAACAGAAGTTATACCAACATTGATATTTTCTTTGGTCACAGGCCATTGGTGGATTTCAGTATTTTACTATGTGTGGGCAGCCTTCATACAAGAGTCGGTGGAACATAACCTAAATATTGATTATCCACTATTACTAAATGGAAAAAGACATTTAATTCATCATGAATTACCAAATAAAAATTTTGGATTATTTTTTCCTATATGGGACCAACTATTCAAAACTTACCAAAAATGAGGTTAAAAAATGGCAGAAGTAAAAACTGTTTACAACAGAGAAAATCCAGATATTGATTGGTTTGTAATTAATCCTGCAACAGTTCAACAAGATTTTACAAAAAAAGAATTGGAAATACTTTCAAAAGATTTGGATAAATTGAGAAATCCTGAAGGACTGATTTCAAAACATGATGAATTTCCTGATGCACAAACAAAATATACAATTCTAACTTTTGATACATTAGATAATGCTAATACAGCTTATGAGATGTTGACTAAAAGAATGACAGAAAGAATAAATCTATTAACACAAAAAAGAACAGCTCTTGGCCAAAATATTGTTCGAATTTTTGTTATTGATGATGAAGGCAATATCATTAATTCTGATTGGCCTGAATTCATTTAATTTTTTTATTTTTATATTATGTTTCATAAAGATACTTTTTGTATATTGCCTTGGTCATCCATTCAAATAAATCCATCAGGTGATTTTAAAATTTGCGGTTTTTCTGGAGAAACCGGTGAAGATGGTAAAAGCCTGAATCATGGAATGTGCCTTGATGAAAACGGCAAAACGATGAATGTGATGACACATTCTATCATGGATGCTCTGAATAGTGAAACGCACAAAAAGATTAGACTTGCACAATCCAGAAATGAAAGACATCCTATGTGCAAGGTTTGTTGGGACAGGGATGACGCCAACAAAAACAACGAAATCTCATCTTCTCTAAGATTTTTCAGATCATTCAAGCAAATTCATGATTTGGAAGGCGTCATCAATTTTGAAAAAGTTTCTGATCATTTAACGGAAGATGGAAGCGTAGAACAAATACCAATAAGTCTAGAACTCAGATTGAACAATACTTGTAATATGAAATGCATCATGTGTAGTTCAATATACAGCAACTTGTGGTATGAAGATGAATATAAATTGTATGGGACCAAAAATATAATTCTTGATGGTAAAATATACAATATAAAACAAGAAAATGGTGTTTGGAAATCCGATATGCAAGTTTGGCATGAATCGGAAAATTGGAAAAAACAATTCGAACTAATTAAAAGAAATATAAGACACCTTTATATCATGGGTGGAGAACCTTTTGTAATTAAAGGTCACGATGAACTATTAGAAAATTTAATTGAATCCGGTTGTTCAAAAAATATCATATTAGAGTATGACACCAATTTAACCGTAATTAACAAAAAAATATTAAATAAATTTGAGAATTTTAAAAAAGTTGTTTTGTCTGTAAGTTGTGATGATATTAACGAACAGTATGAATACATCAGATATCCTGGAAAATTTAATGTAATGACAAAGAATTTGGAATTATTAAAAGAACACGGTATAAAAATTCGTAATCTTTCTACTTGTATTGGAATATATTCAATATATTCTCCAATCAGAATGTGTGAATACTTTACAAAATTAGGTTACACACCAGAATCTTCTTTATATGGTAAAGAAATGTTTTCTTTGAGATTTTTAAGATGGCCATCACATTCAAACGTTGCACTATTACCAAAAGAATTAAAATTAAAAGTTATAGATTTGTATAAAAATTCCAGTTTATCTGAGAGATGGAAAAATTTCTTATGTGATTATATCGAAAATAATATGAATACATTTTCGGAAGAAGTTTGTGTTCAGTCCGTTAAAGAACACATAAATTATTTGAATAGATTGGACGAAATAAGAGGCACCAATTGGAAAAAAACTTTTCCAGAAATTGTTGAATTATTGAAAGATTATGTATGAAAAAACTGTTTATTGTGTTGGCCTTACTGGCCAGTATATGTCATGGTCAAACGATTGAATTTGTTGTAAAATCCTCTCCCGGAGGTCCTGATGATACAATTACACGTAAAATTGTAGAACATTTGGAGAAAACAACATCTTTAGATTTTGTTGTAATGAATAAACCTGGTGCTGCACACCTTATTGGTTACACACACTTTGAAAATAATGTTGGACCCAGTTTAATTATTGCCGATGCCAACATTCAACTACATCCCGTATACCATAAATCAGAAAATCTTTTCACGTTGGGTGAGTTTACCAACATTTTATTTGTTAGAAATGGAAGTGGTATAGAACATGTAAATGATCTTTATGAAATTTCCAGTAAACGTGAGATTAAATTTGGCCACGGCGGCGAAGGAACATTTAGTCATACCGCAGCAGTTAAGTTGTGTGAACAAGGATTGCGTTGTCTATATGTTCCATACAAATCTGGCGCACCAGGTATGATTGATTTGATGAGTGGTACTATCGATGCATTTGCTATAGCATCATATGGTTCAACACATCATCTATCAAACAACAAACTCAAAGCAATCATGTTGTATTCAAATACAAAACATCCAAAGATGGATGTGTCTTTGTTGCCAAACAATCTAAAGAAAATAGAAATTAGAAATTCTATTATGATATACTCACGCAATTTATCTGAAAAGCAAACTAAAGAAATCAAAAAATCACTTTCGTCTTTAGATAAAGATTTTTTGATTGAATCTGGTCTTTGGGTTAAATGATATGATTTATTATTCCGTCAATAACAAACAATTCAGTAATGAATTTCTAGCACAATACGAGTCTTATAAAAGTGGTTGTTCAATTAAATTTTATTGCAATGATGATCTATATGATAACTTAAATTGGCTTAACGAACCAGAAGAAAGTATGGATGTGTTGATGGATATACATGCTTTAAATTTGAGGCAGAAATATGATTACATCATTTTAAATTGGTCTGGTGGTACAGACAGTCATACCATATACAATGTTTTTAAACGAAACAATATTCACATAGATGAAATTGTGGCAAAATATACTCTTACTGATTTTTTTCCAAAAAGAAACGTTGAATGGATACAAGAAAACCATTGGGATCCAACTACAAAGATAACCGTTATTCGTGACCATGAAAAAATAAAAAGAAAAACAGCCACATACGATGAAAATTGGTTGTTTGATGATTCGTCATCATTTAAAAGATTTGGATTTAGTGGCGTTGATTCAAGTGATATAAGAGTGGCAGAAGATAATTATGGACATAAAAATTGGTGTATAATTGTCGGATTTGAGAAACCTTATTTGATTAACATAAATTCATCTTATTACAGTACGATTCCCGATAATAGTGTGCGAGCCGTTATAGGGAGCAATTCTAGAATAGAATGTTTTTTCCTTGAACCTAAAATACATCTTAAACAATCACATTTACTAAAAAAATATTTGAAAAATAATCCTAATGTGGATATGAAGGACCCTTATGGATATAGAGATGATGTTTTTAAAAGATATAATATAATATCAAGTGCTATAGGTAGACATGATGAGTTATTTTTTGGTGTAAGTGCGACACAAAAAAGTATCAATAAAAAAAGAATACAGAATACGGTAATAACAGATAACGTTAAATTGATAGATTTCAATTCTAATGACGTTTTCTTGGATGAAAAGTTAAGAGATGGTGATGAGATGGCTTTGAATTATCTAAAAGGTTTTTATAATTTAAAATCGGATAGCAATTTTTGGAAATTTCTAAACGATAATTCGTTTAAAACACCAAACGGTGTATTTACTTCTAAACCTATTTTTTCAAAATTCTATAATATTGGAAATTAAAATGAATAAATTTTTATTTTTGTTAATATTTTGTTTAACTGCACATGCAGAGCCAATTAATATTGTAATGCCTGTTTCTCCTGGAGGAAATGTTGATGTTTTCGCTAGGGCTTTTAGTAAGGTATTGACAGATAATTCAATCGAAAACGTCATAACATACCAAGCCGGAGGACAAGGTGATATAGCTTACAATGCAGTAATGAATAAACCGGATACATCTATTCTTATTGGAGCATTACACACGTTTGTTTTCAGCCATGTATTCCAAGACAGAGAAAACATTCATTCCAAAAATATGAAACTCTTTGTTCCTATGGTTGAAAATCCATTCACATTTATAACGACACCAAACGGATTCAGTTCATTTAAAGAAATGATAGAGTATGCCAAGAAAAACGTCCTTCCATGCGGAGTCAGTAATGCCAACAGTATGGAGCTAATTCGAATAAATAAAGAATATAAAACAAAATTTGAACCCATTCCGTACAAAGGAACTGCACAAATTAAAACGGATCTTTTGGGTAATCATATAAAATGTGTATATGATGGTGCAGGTGCATATATGCATGATAATATTAAATATCTAGCATCTAATATCAATATTAAAGATATTCCGAAAATTTCTTCTGTTTTGACAAATTACAATTTTAATATGTGGCTTGGTGTTGGAATACCAAATGATAGTAAATTGTTGAAAAATGAAAAGTTATTAAATGTGATTGATACATTAAATCAAAACAAGGAATATATACAAAAATTAAATGATCATCAACTGTTTATAAATTCATATAATAAATCAAATGGCACAGTTGATAGGATTACCGAACAATATAGGGCTTTACAATAATACAAATTTGTTGTATAATCCAATGCAAGGAGATTACAAATGCGTAAAGTAATACTTTCAGTAACACTCACACTAGCCGCAATGTCTGCTAATGCACAATGGCATCATCACCAACACTATTATCATGGCGGCGGTGGTATCGGTTGGGCTTTTCCTGCATTAGTTGGTGGTGTTATTGGATATGAAATCGCAAGGCAACCTGCACCTGTTGTGGTTCAACCACCAGTTGTAGTTCAGCCTCAAGTAGTTACTGATCCTAATCTTGTAATTGTAAACGGTGTTTTATATCGCAAGGTTATGATGCAAGTAAATGGCACTTATCAGGAGGTCCTGGTAAGACCATAATATGGTTGTATGAAGCAACTTGAAACGTGTTCAAGACGCCGGTTCGACTCCGGCCTGGTCCACCATAAAACACATTGACTGGCCTCTAGGTAATAGTCAACATGAAGCCGAGCAAGGATGCAGAGTCTCGGATTAAAGACTAAGTGTGTTTTATAATGGGCCAGTCATTGGTTTCGATTGGGCAAATAGTATAGAAGTGGACAACTCGACACAGAGAGTCGCTAAAAGTAAATCAAGTAAATGCAAATGATGAAAAGTTCGCATTGGCTGCCTAAGTAAAGGCACCTAGGGTTTTGGTGATTGTACCTCGTAACAGAATCAATCACCAACATGTTCAACTATAGGAGAAAATATGAAAATTAAAAACGTAATTTTGGCAAGTTTGCTTGCAGTCGGATCCACCGCATTTGCTCAATCAGTAACAATTGGTTACGCATTGCGTGATTTGGCCACAGGTCAACAAGAACACCAAAATAGTTTTTCGGTTAAATCACCAAGTTTTGGTTCATTGACAGGTGATGTTGGTGTTTCAGCTTCACAAAATGACAAAACTTTTGTTTTGACTAATCGTTATGAAATTGGTGTTACACACAGTCAACCTTTGCCTGCCGGACTTTCAGGTGATTTCCGTGTAGCCCAAGGATGGAAAGCAAAATCTGGTATTGATACCACAACATATTATGTTTTGGAACCTTCTTTGACAAGTAAAATTGCAGGAACTCCTGCTTCTGTAAAAGTTGGTTATCGTGTGCGTAATGCATGGGATTCCAACGTTGCAGACAACTCCAAGACCACTCGTCTAGCAGTTGCATACGATTTGACTAAACTCGATAAAGTTAGTCTAGGTCGTGATTGGCAGCGTGGTGATGGTGCTTTGCAACAAACCACATTGCAATATACCAGAGCATTCTGATGAAATGAGTTTTTAGGTGGTTCTCTAAAAAACCACCTCAATCAACAAAGGAAAACAATGCGAAGTAGGCCTATACTTCTAATGTTAGTTCTGTCCACAATCGTGTTGATGTTGAACGCAATCAATATTAACATAAACAATAAATTCCCAATCAAAGCATCATACAGTCAACTCACAAAAGATGCACAAAAACAAGTGACATGTTTGGCAGAAAACATTTATTTCGAAGCTGCACATGAGCCTACACAAGGCAAGATGGCAGTAGCATTTGTAACAATCAATCGTGTTCTGACCGGCAATTATGCTGGTAATATATGTGATGTTGTATACCAAAAAACTGGAAACACATGTCAATTCTCCTGGTATTGTGACAAAACATTTACCGATAGACGCTTGACAATCAAGAGCACTTCATTATATAATGACATTCGTGAGTTAGCAACAAACATCGTTGTTAATTTCGAAAGAATCGAGGATGTAACATATGGAGCAACCTATTACCACGCCGACTACGTTAGACCCGGTTGGAAATTGGACAAAGTTGACCAAATTGGTCGACACATTTTTTACAAAAGAAAAGGTGATGAAATTGACAGAAACAAGGAGTTCTACTGAAATGCCTATGAATAGTAATTCTACATTTATTACAATCGTGGTTTGTGTTATGATTATGTGTATGACAGGAATTATTTCCGTGTCTTTGAATTATATCAATGATCGTAATAACATGGCCAAGAACGTTGAGGCAGCAATCAATAAGGGTGTTGATCCTCTTGCAGTTAAGTGTGCTTATGAAACCAATCCTACTGCTACTTGTATTTCTTATGCATTGAATGTGAAAAAATAATATGTATGAAACTAAAACAAATGAACTTAGGGTAAATTGTATATTTCCTGTAACGATCTGTGATATTGATATTGACCGTGATTTTACTGAAGAAGAATTGAAGTTTGTTTCTAAACATAAAGAATTAACTACTGAAAATACTCTGAATAAAACAAGTCAAAACACATTCATTTTAAATTCGGATGAAATGACGGATATCAGGCAGTTTTGTTTGTTAAACACATCAAAATACTTTCATGAAGTGTTAAAGGTACACCCTGCTACAAGTTTGTATATCACACAATCTTGGTTGAATTTTTCCGGAAATCAACAAGGACACCATACACATTCTCATCCGAACAGTATTGTGAGTGGTGTTTTTTATTTTGAATCTGATGAGAATGATAAAATAAAATTCCACAGGTCCTATGATTCAGATCCTTTTCCGAAAACTGAATATGATATTTTAAATTCCGAAACATGGTGGTTTCCTGCCACAAAGGGTAAACTAATATTGTTTTCATCAAAGACGGTTCATTCTGTTGACATTAGGGAAAGTAATGTTCCTAGAATAAGTTTGTCCTTTAATACATATTTCAAAGGACAAATTGGACATCCTTCTCATTTGAATTATTTGAAACTTTAATTATGCCTACGAAAACAGAAATCCAAGAATTTAGTGATGCTATCGTAAAGATGGCCGAAGAAACACGTGAACCTATCATGGATACGATTGTATCTTATTGTGAAAAAACGGGTCTAGAGATTGATATTGCTTCTACACTTATTTCTAGTTCCTTAAAATCAAAAATTCGTGAAGAAGCACAAGAGTTAAATCTTTTAAAGAAAACCGCAAAACTTCCAGTATGAACTTTGTTTTTCAAGAGCGGAATGGTTACTCTGCTTTTGCTTTGTATAATTCGTTGAAACTTCACTTCAGTTCACCATCATACGATTACTTCAGGTATCATGGCAAAACAAACATAAGTGAAAATTCATTCATGTTGAGGAAAGACAAATATTCTTTCTATAAATTGTCACGCAAGTATAATCTTGAGGAGTTGAAAAACTTCTACATTTCCAATTTGTTGGAAAAAGATATCAAGTGGATTGGTGATATCATGGGACCCGAGGGTGAGGAAAACTACAAGTCCTGGAAAAAACGCAAAGAAAGCTTGACATACCAGTTCGAACAAGATATAATACACCTATTCGATTCATCTGGTAATTTCCTGTATGTTGATAATGGTTCTTATCCGTACCTATTGACTATGATGTTACAAGGTGAAGTGATGATTGAAACCGTGGCCATACTAAATGACATGATGGGGTTCTTCCCTATGTGGGAAAGAAAGATAACTGATGATATCATTTGGCCAAATTGGAAACTAAAGATTGAAAAGTATACACCGTTTATACAATATGATAAACAGAAATTCAAGTCTATTGTGAGAGAAAGCCTACATGAAAATATCTAAAATTTATGTTGACATGGATGGTGTTCTTTGTGACTTTGAAAAGCGATACAAAGAATTGTATGGCAATATTAAAGAACACGACCGTAGAAAAACATTCAGGCCAAACTTTTTCGATTTTATTGAATCCAATCAGTTTGCAACTTTGGATCCTATGTCCGATTTTTCAACATTGAAAACATTTTTGGATTCTATTGATGTGCCTAAAGAGATTCTATCTTCAACAGCATACGAAGAAACATACCAAACAATTTCAAACCAGAAAAATATTTGGTTACAAAAACATGGAATCAATTGGGCACCCAATTTTGTTCCAGGCAAACGACACAAATATAAGTTTGCCACAACAGATTCGATAATCATTGATGATACCTTGAGTGTCATTGAAGATTGGCGAAAAGCAGATGGTAAAGCCATCTGGCACAATAACGCATCTTCTACCATTACTCAGCTAAAAATGTATGTTTAAAATGGATAAATATACATATATGATGAATAAAGTGGATAATACGTTTACACTCCGTTTATACTCCGTTAATACGAAAGGAAAATTATGAGCTCATTTGCATCTCTAAAAAAATCTTCAGGCAATCTGGAGACACTCACTAAAGCCATTGAGAAACTCAACATCTCAGATAGTGGCAAATCCGAAGATAAATTCTGGCGTCCAGAAGTAGACAAAGCTGGTAACGGTATGGCAACTTTCCGTTTCTTGCCTGCACCTCCTCAAGATGGTGATGACGGTCTACCCTGGGTCAAAGTCTTTTCTCATGGATTCCAGGGTCCTGGTGGCTGGTTGATTGATAACTGTTTGACAACCAAGAACCAACAATGTCCAGTTTGTGAACACAACAACCGTTTGTGGAACTCTGGCATTGAGGCCAACAAGGAAATCGTGCGTAAACAAAAACGCAAACTCAACTACATTGCCAACGTTTATATCGTCAGCGATCCAAAACATCCTGAGAACGAAGGACAAGTTAGATTGTTCAAGTTTGGTAAGAAAATCTTTGACAAGATTAACGAAGCAATGAATCCTGCTTTTGAGGATGAAACACCTATCAATCCATTTGATTTGTGGAAAGGTGCAAACTTCAAATTGAAGATTCGTAAAGTTGATGGCTACCAAAACTATGACAAGTCCGAATTCGAATCACCATCTGCATTGATGAGTAACGATGAAGAACTTGAAAAGATTTGGAATCAGGAACATTCTCTACAAGATTTGGTTTCCGATAAAGAATTCAAGTCTTATGATGACCTGAAAGCTCGTTTGGATAAAGTTTTGGGTGCTACTGATGTACCTAAGACTACTGTTGAACAGGCTCGTGCAAAAGTGCCTTCACTTCCTCCAAGAGCTGAACATGATATCGCATCAGACGATGATGATGATATGGCTTATTTCAGCAAGTTGGCTGAACAAGACTAAAAACAACTTCTTATGTTGTTGCAACCCCGCCTAGTGCGGGGTTTTTTATTACACCAATCGGGTGGAACCCATAATCATTCGCATGAATGTTGGTTCATCATTGTGTACGGCAATCTCACTTAACTTAGAAATTCTTTGTTGCTGATTGTTTTTATTTTGTATTACATTATTTACTGTAGTTTGCGCTTGTTTGTTTGGTACTGATGGTAAATTAGCTGCAACATTTTCTGCCATAACTGTATTCAATGCGTTTGATGTTGTGGGCATTGATGCTGCATTTTGTCTGGCTAATCTTGCTGTTTCTGCATCAGTTTCATTAGGCATTGCAGTTGCGGCTGGTTTAACTGGTTCTGCGCTAGATTTTTTAATTGGATTTGCATTTTCATCCAATCGAATATAACCCTGTTTCTTTTCCTGTTCAGTTAAACCAGTTTTCTCATCAAAACCAAGTTCTTCAAGATATTTTTTTTGTAAATCACTATCTTTCCAAAATGCAAAAGACTTCTTATTTGAAGGTCTTTCGGAAAGCAATTTGTCTTTTCTTTTTTGCACAACGTTTTCATCTGATGGTTCTTGTGCTGCCATTATAGCTGCACCTTCAGTTGAAACATCAGCAGCCTTAGATAATCCTTCTGCTGTTTTTTTGTTTGCTTCCTCTGATGATTGACTAATCAACCAGTAAGCTAAAGCACCGGCAGCTGCCATACCCAAAACTACAGGATTCATAAGAATAAGTCGGAACAAATTGCTACCTAAAAATTGCAATAGAGGTCCCGCAAGAGAAGAAAGGTTTTTCAACCAAGAAAAAGGACTTAGTGCAGTATCAATTATGCCTTGTACCATTTCTTTTATTTTCGATAGAATACCTTCAACTAAACCACCAAAATCAAAACCATCTTTTTGTTCCGTTTTTGTCACAGCCTGTGCTGTTGATTTACCTGTTTTTAATTTTGTGAGTGCTTCGATAAATTCTTTATGTCGTTTTTCCGATTCAATTTCTCTTTCTTCTTTAAAGTTTTCTTCTTTTTCTTTTCTTCTGATATCCTTATCAGTAGATGTTTTTAGAAAACTATAAATCTTCAACAGTTGTTCGTTGATACCTTCTATATCACCACCTTCACCAACACCTGATGTTATTCTTGATGCAGTTCCTTTTCCAGCAACACGAATCGGTCTGTTACGACCAGTAAAATATTCAATATCACGTATATCACGACCCATCAATCTACCAAGTAAAGCAGGCGCAAGTTTAGAACCACCTGTCAAAAACTTTGCAATATTTAAAGGATCAAACTTTTCTTTGATGCCTTTTATCTTTGACTGTGCTTTTAATGATATAGTTCGACCAACCGCTTTAGTGATTGATTTTTCATAGAGTAATTGGTCTGCCAATAAATCGGTTACTTTTGTACCACGAATTCTTCTGGCTTTTTGATATGTTAAACCTTGATCCATTTTTTAACCTTTTGTTACTCGTTCGAAAGCGGATCTATCATCCACTTTAACTGGTGCTGTTTGAGAAGATTGAGAAGAATTCACAGTAACATTGTTTATTGTTCTTTCCATGGCACTTTGATCTTTCATACTGTTTTTTGTATCTTTGTTTTCTGTGGACATAGAATCAACTTTTTGTCCAGTTGTTGGTGTAATTACATTTGGTCCGGTTGTTTGAATTTTTTTACCATTACGAATCATATCAACAATTTTTACTGCACGATTACCTACTTGTTTATACCAAAGACTATCTTTTAATCCATCAGCTGCCTTATCGAAATTACCAGATTCTAAAGCGGCAACTGTATTTTTCCATAAGAGTTCATTATTATTTTTATTCTTTATTGCGAACCAACTTCCCATATTATATGTCAAATCTATCATAGCTGCTTGACCTGTTTCATTGGCTAAAGCCCAACCAGGAGTTTTCATGGCCATTGCTTTATGTTTTTCATAATCATCATCAAATAACTTTTGTATTTGTTCATTTGTCATTGCAGGCGTTGTATTATTTTTCTTATCGTTGGGTCCGCCGTTGTTTTTATATGCTTCGTATTCTGGAGGCAATGATTTGCCGTCACCAATAAGATGGCCAACACCAATGGTCCATAAACCTTTTGTATCTTTATAAGGATAATTAACAACACCTTCATGTTGCATAATCATTTTTTTAGTTGCAGCTTCTGTTCCGGATGGAATAACAGGTTTAACTGGTTCTACCTTAGGTGTTGGCTTAGTTGGTTCTACCTTGGCTGGAGGTTTAGGAGCTTCAGGTGGTTTGACAGGTTCGACCTTTGGTTTTGGAATCTCAGCAGGTTTAACTGGTTCTGCCGTTGGCTTTACTTCCGGCTTTACTTCAGGTTTTGCCGCAGGCTTTGGTGCTTCAGCTTTAGGTGTAGGTTTTGCTGCTTCAGGTTTTGCCGCAGGCTTTGGTGCTTCTGGCTTTTCAGCTGGTTTAGGTAGTTCTGCTTTTGGTTTTGGTGCTTCAACAGGCTTTTCTACCTGTTTTGCTTTTTGTTCCTGTTTTACTTTCTTTGTTTCTTTTTCTATCTTTTTCTCGATAGTTTTTTTAGCAGGTCTTTTGACAGTCAGAGCCTTTAATATTTCTCTGTGTCTTTGTTTTTCTAAGCGTTCTTCCGCTTTACTATTTTTAAGATTATCTTTATATTCTTTATCTCTAAAATCTTCTCTTTGAACAAGCATTTTATGAATGCCAGAAATTATCTCTGTGCTTGAAGAATTTGGACCAATAGAATCCTTGGGCTTTCTACTGAATAGGCCCATCATTTTACCAAAAATTCCCTTGCTTTTATCAGATACTTCAGGCATTTACTTTCTCATTCGTTCTTTTAGTTTTCTATTTTCTTCTTCAAGATACTGAATTAACAAAGTCACATAAATGTCCCGTTCCCACGGTATCATATTTTCAAGTTCAGTTAGACTATATTTGTGGTGTTGTATCAATCCAAAATTAGTCTTATAGTAATTCTTTAAATCATCATAACAAATTAAAATACGAAAAAATTTTCAAGACCCTCAACTTCCATGTTGTGTATAAAACCACACTTTGAACATGTCAACATAATGTTTTTCTTCATCTTTGGTAGGTTCTCAAAAAACTTTTCAATCTTTTCAAATTGAGCCTGGTTTAATTGCTCAATAAATTCCAACAATTCTTCTTTCGTTGTTTCTTTTGCATAATAAAACTGTTCGCCATCATAAATGTATTCAATAGAACTTGCAATCATATTAAATGTTACATCAGTAACGTTATCAATATTTACAGAATCTTTGATGATGCCAAACTTTGGATATCTCATTTTCACAATAAGTTTATCTGTAATTTTTATTTCAGGATCAACCTTTTCTTCCCACTCCGGTTTAATTGTGGTAAGATCAATTTTGGTTTCCATAATATTACCACACTCTTTATCACCAAGATCGTTGTTACAACGGTATTTTGATTCTACCACTTCACCCACGGATTTAGCACGGAGGTTAATGAAGTAATACTCAACATCAAGTATTGGAAAATCGTCTATATCGATTCCTGGCGTCAGGGTACATACATTTAATATCTCTCTGACATTATATTGTATTGTCTCTGCATCACCGGATTCCATGGCCATCATCAAGTTTTTTTGTTCCTTGACTAGGAATGGTCGGTATTTAATTTTCTTTCCAGAAAGTGGCAATTCAAGTTCATATGTTGGCACTTCAAGTTTTGGTAAAGCCATAATATCTCCTCAGTTTAAATGACAAATGTTCTATTGAACCATCTTGTATAAGCAAAAGTTACAGTTAATTTATGATAACCATCAGCAGCCCAATCTAAATCCATCTGATTGATGGACATTGGATAACATTCGTAGAAATCAGCTGCATATGTTAATTTGTTTTGATTGTCGTATTGGTTGACAGTCAAGTATGTTGCATAATCAGATTTATATTTAAAGTTGTTTGTAAAAGCAGGATTGATGTATTCCATCCATGTATCAAAGATATATTTCTGGTTCATTTCAGAATCAACAATGAATGTTAAATCTAAATCATTGTATGTTGTTAGATATGGATGTTTTTCGATTGGACCGTATGTTTTTTGTTCTGCCGTTGCAAACGTTCTGCTTGGCAATTGTGCATTTTCACAACTGTATTTTAATGTTCTGTTTGCGTTTGGTTGACCAGCAAAAACAGATAATACGGGAGGAATAACAATATTAACATCAAAACGATGTGGTCTTGCAAGTTCCTTTTTAAAATTGGCTCTGAATTCTGATATGCTTCCTGCCATTATATTGTCCTTATTTGTTCTACTGATTCTTGCCAAACTGTTTTGGCACTTTCTTTTTTAAATTGTTGTATTGGTAAATATAACGCAATATCCCACTCTTGTGGTTCAATCGATAGAATTTTGGACCTGATGTGGCTATACAGATATTTTTTGATACAAGGCCTAAATTCTCTATATCTCTTTGATGAATCTAATATTGGATACGTAATTCTTATTCTTTTAATTTCATCTTCATCATTATAAATGGCCAACGGCATCAACTTTCTCATAAAATTGATACGATATTTGATTGGCAGATAATGTAGGTTTAAACCAATAAAACCATCTGGTTCTCTTTTCAATGGCATCACCAATGGAAAGGTATCATAATATGGCAACTCGGCTTTTGTTTTTGGATTGTAAAAGAAATAGTACAATCCACCAATCAAAAACTTTTGTCTGTCACTTGCTCGAACATAACGATGTGTTTCTTTTGTCAAAGGTCTAACCATCGTATAAGGATTTCTTAGACTTTGCACTCTTTTCATCAACCAATTCAAAGACTCACGGCTCATCGTGTTGTATTGAGCCGCCAGTTTTTCGTCTGATAATGTGGTAAGTATAGAAGGTTTTGTAGCCATTACAATATTTAGGTTAGAGTCCTAGATGATCTTCTGTCAGAATTTTAAACTCCCAACCACGGTCTTTACAATATTCTATGGCTGATTTCCATTTGGCTTGATTGACACCCCATGTGGCAACTTCAGTAATGTACTGTTTTGTGACACGTTTCTTTTTTTCTGGTGGTTGTGTCTGTTTTTTTGGTTTAACCTCTAACATCATTGTTCTGGTCTTTCCATCTTGTGTTTTTACTTTTACAAGAAAGTCTGGAAAGTAACGATGCCACTTATTGTCCACAGGAGAATGATATGGAATGGCGATTTCTTCCGATGCCCATGTCACTATACTTGGATTTTTATCGAGCCAGGTCATCACCCTCGCTTCCCATGTAGAGCGATAAATGATATTGTTAGGGTCTCCTGCGTATTTACCAGGGTTTTTGGGTCTGAATGTTCCGGAATATGCCATAAATAGTATATATATTTTTCCGGAAAAAATAATGGCAGTTTCAATAATTCAAAACTATGGCATCGGTAATAATCCGTCAGATCAAGCTTTTGCTGGTCCTTTGGCGGCTTTGTATAATAACCGTTATGCTTTTGATTCTTTACAATACCCTAGAGACTTAGGTTCAAGTTATAAGGGACACATTGTAAAATTTGATATCTATGAAGTTATTCCAAAAACATTAAATGAAATAAAAGATTATGTGATTTCAGCAGCAGAAGCTGGTGCAAAAGCCACCGCAAATGGCGTTGTTGCAGGTGTCCAAGCCGTAGGATCGGTTGCTACAACCGCTTATGATAAAGGTGTAAGTGCAGCGGCTGAACAAATCGGACAATCGGTTGCACAAGGATGGGATAAATTAACATCAGGACAACTTACGAGTACAACAATACAGATCAGTCCTCAGATTTCTGGTGTCAAAGCATCAATTTCACTTTATATGCCAGACACAGTAGAATTCCAATATGCATCACAATATAACAATTTGTCTTTGGCTGATGCCGCAGGTTCTTTGCCCCTTGTTGGTAGTATTGCAAAAGCGATTACCTCAGGTGAATATGGTGTTGGTAATAATGCTGCACTCAAACTAGGTTTAAATGCAGCAGGTTATGTGTTTAACCCCCAACAACAATTATTGTTTGAAGGTATCGATTTTAGAACATATAATATGTCTTTTACATTCACTCCAAGTTCTCCACAAGAATCAGAAAATGTAAAAAACATCATTCAAACATTTAGAAAATACGCTGCACCGACTGTTGTTACAGGTGCAGCAGGTTTCTTTTTCAATCCTCCCGGTATGGTTGATGTAAGTTTCTTATATAATGGCACTAAAAATCCAAATTTGAATTATATTAAAAGAAGTGTTATTGAGAATATTGATGTTAATTATGCACCAAACGGATGGGCTGCACATGAAGATGGTGCACCTGTGCAAACAACAATCACAATACAATTCAAAGAAATGTTCTTGGTAGATAGAAAAGCTATAGAACAAGGTTATTAAAATGAAATATTTTCAACAATTACCTAAACTTTTGGTAACGGATAAGACTGGTGTTTCTTCTTTATACACCAACATTATGGCACGTGCAAGCATTATCAACAGTTTGTTAGATAATCCTGTATTGTGTTATACATACGACATACAAGATGGTGACACACCAGAAATTATTGCCGATAAATTTTATGGTGATAGTTATCGTTATTGGTTGGTTATGTTTGCAAATCAAATGTTAGACCCACAATGGGACTGGCCATTGAATTCAAAAAACTTCAATGATTATATTGCAAACAAATACACAGAATTTGATCCGTACAGTAGTGTATATCAATTTGAAAAAGTGGTTACACAATATGAATCATCATCAAAAACAACAACGGTAAATACTTATGTGATCGATGAACACACTTATGATACTTTATCGGAATCTACCACATCATATACATTTCCTTCAGGTACCACAACAATCACCATTTCAAAGAACGCAAAAAGTTATTTTCAACACGAACTTGAAACAAACGAAGCAAAAAGAAATATTAAATTATTGAAAAGAGATTATGCTCTACAAATTGAAAATGAATTTAAAACATTGATGGGTACATAATGGCAGAAGAAAACGTAGATAATTTAGTTGAAACACCGTTAGATACGGCCTACTATTCTCAAGATGCAAGTATAGATAAGTTACAGATTATTACTGTGACTGGTCAAGCAATTGATGTTAAAAAATTATTGATTGAATTTTCATATTATGAGGATATTTTTAATTTTGTGGTTTCTGGTTATATTATACTCAGAGATGCGATAGGTTTAATTGAGAAGTTACAGTTAACTGGTAAAGAATTTATTGAAATAAGTTTTGGTAAAGCCAGAGGTCTTAATACAGTAAACAACGATTTTGTTTTTAGATTGTATGCGATTCCAAAAAGAACGCCAAGTGGTAACTTAAACGCAGAATATATCAAATTGCACTTTTGTTCAGAAGAATTGTTGTTATCAGAACAAATCAAAGTAACAAAATCCTATTCTGGAAAACCAATATATTCAAATGTTTATGATGTATTGGTAGATAAACTCAAAGTAAATCCTAAAAGAGTTATTGTTGAACAAACAGAAGGCAACTACGATTTTAATGTCAACACATTAAGACCCTTTGAGGCCATCAGTTGGATGTCCTGTTATGCAAGACCATCAATTAATAATACGGTTGGTGCAGATATGTTGATGTATGAAACAAGAGATGGATTCAACTTTAGATCAATCAGTTCTTTGTTAAAACAGCCAATTTACAAAACATATACATATCAACCTAAAAACTTAGAAAATAGTGATTTTGGTAATCAATTAAATACAGTTTTAGAGTATGAATTTATTAAAACGTTTAATTCGTTAGATGACATAAATTCAGGAACATTTGCAAATCGTTTGATATCTTTGGATCCTCTAAACAGAACGGTAAAAGTTACAAACTTTGATTATGAAAAATATCTCAATCAAACTGGTGGTAAAACAAGTGCTTTAGCAACAGCACCAAACAGATTGGGTCTGACACAAAATCAGGCTTATACAGGAACATTAAAACTTGGTGTTACCAACTCTGAACAGAAATTAAGACCATATGTTCAACAGGGTGTAGGCTCATTGGCGAATGATATATACTTTGAGAAGTTTGTTCCTAACAGAACAGCACAACTTTCATTAGCAACATACACAAAGGTAAAATTAAAAATACCTGGTGATTCCGCAATTACTGTTGGAAAAACTATTGATTTTAATTTGATGACCTTAATGCAAACTGATGAAACAGAAAAGGGTTTTGATCGTTACTATTCTGGAAAATATTTGGTTACCGCTGTGAGACATATTATACAATCACAAGGTGCATTTCAGACGATACTTGAAATTGCAAAAGAAAAACCAGATAATGCTTACAGTTCAGTAAGTCCAAACAATATTAATTATAAACAGGCATTATTTGAATGAACTTTAAGAATTTTTTAGGTAAAGATGGCTTTTACTGGTGGGTCGGTGTTATAGAAAACCGAATAGACCCTCTTGCTCTAGGCCGATGCCAAGTTCGTATCTTTGGACACCATGATGATGGAAGTTTAGATTCAAAAGTAAAGATACCAACAAGTGATTTGCCATGGGCAACACCTTTATATCCATGTAATACAGGAACAAAAACCTTTAGTGTTCCTGAGTTGGGTGATTGGGTTGTTGGTTTCTTCTTTGATGGCCAAGCAGGACAATTTCCGGTGATGATGGGTGTATTGCCTGGTTATAATCCGACACTAGAAGATAAAGCTAAATCGGTAGGATAAACTTATGGAAAATTTACCAGACGATTATTACAGTAATACTGGAAAGTATGACATAATCAATTTCAAGGTGGTTGAAAAACTTCCACCTAATTCTTTGTATGCAAAATTAATGGGTTCACCTGGTGTTCAAAACACACCATCGTTGGCCAGAGGTAACTTGAACAACTCCATCATTCAAGTTATGAATGGTAATCTTGCACACGCCTGTGATTTCAAATTTATTTTTAATGCAAATGTTGATTTATTTACAGGTTTGACCAATCCAATTACTGCAATTCAAAAAGCAATCAGAGGTGCACAACTAAAAGCAACCGAAAGACTTAGACAGTTGGTACAAGGTGCAGCGCAAAATTTTAGAAAAGCAGTAGAAGCATTGGTAAATTTAATGGGATTGGATCCTTCTGGCCAAATTTCTTATTATTTTTCTTTGGGTAAAGATATTTTGAGAAAAGTTAATGAAGCAATTGAAGAAGTTGCTAAAATTACGGAAACTGTACTTGAATGGGTTTTCTTTGCACAACAGATTCAACAACTAATTAATTGGATCAATAGTTTGCCAGGAAAAATAAAAAATTTGATATTGACTTGTTTGAATAGTTTTACGAATTCAATTAAAGCTATTGCAAATAACATACAATCTCTACCAAATCAAATTACTGGTGCAACAACAGCACAAATACAGGCAATTGCAAACCAATTTACCGCTGCTGCACAAACAGCTGCATCTGCCGCACAAGATGGTTTTAACTCAAATAATTCAAATTTACCTGCTGGTGTTGTTGCTGCAATCAAAGATCCGTCAATAGACTTAAATAGTTTAGGTACCAATTTTTCTTCTGATTCCGCCAATACAGCATTACAGAATTCGACAAGTACTCAAATGGCACAAATGAAAGCACCTTGATATGGCAGATAAACCAAGTTTTGTAACCACATGGATTGAACCTGAATCGGCTGCTAATACAAACTATCAGCCAGTTTATCCATATAATAATGTAACTCAAACCAAAGGTGGACATTCATTTGAAATGGATGATACACCAACACGTGAACGTATACGTCTGCAACACGGCAAAGGCACATTCGTTGAAATGCATCCAAATGGTGACCAGGTCACCAAGATTTTGGGTGATGGTTATACAATTATTCTTGGTGACCATAACATTTCAATTGGTGTTGATGATGGACAAAATAAAAAGAAATTAAACATCACAGTTTATGGTGATGTGAGTATGCATGTTACAGGTAATAAAGTCGAACAAGTTGATGGTAATGTAGAACAATACATTAAGGGCAATTATAGACAAACAGTTGAAGGATTGCACACCGTATCATCGTTCGGTAATATGGAAATCAACGCAGGAGCATCAATTTTAGGTAAATTGACAGTAAATGTGCCAGATTACGTAAAAATAAACGGTGACTTGGCTGTTTCTAGTGAAATCAAAGGTCAAAAAATCACTTCGGAGACTAGAGTTGATGCAGGAACAGGCATTTCTGCTGGCGCTCTTGGTTTTGTGTCAATAACGGGAGGTTTGTCTATTGGCATACCCGCAGCACTTCCATCAAATATAATTTGTGCTGGTCCTATCACATCTTTCTCAAGTGTTAATGCGCCTTTGGGAAATTTTGGCATTTCAAAGAGTATTTTGGCCACAGACATTATAAATCAGTTAATCCGATCTTTTCACTTTCATAT